AGAATTCAAAATTCAGACCAGCTTTCCAGAGTTTGAGTTTCAACAGTCCGGTATTTTCACCCATGGTGAACGTCATACCTTTGGCAGCGAACGCGTAATCTTCTATCGCAATCTTGTCAGACTTACATAAGATACTCAGAGCCCAATCGCTAAGACGGTCGAATCGTTCTTGATTGTTCGAGAAAGGCTTTGCCAGAGTTCCATAGAACGGATGTTTCCATTCCAGTTTCTTATCTGTCGTATAGAAATGATACGTGAATTCGTCGGTATTGGAATCATGTAATGTGATCGCGGGACTGGTCATGGAATAATCCACGCCAGAGGTAATGATGTTAGTCATCTTTGTGATGTTTTAGAAGCTCGTGAGGATGGAAATCGCCGAGATGAGGATGATCTTCGCCGCCGTTATAGTATTTCACTTCTGCGTGAATATGTGAAATTCCATGTTTGTGTGCATACGCGAGTCGATGGTTACCTTCCATAACATGAGGCTCGCCACGATGGTTTACACCGATCATGATTGGGTGGTCTTTGGAATTGAAATTCTTCGGATGGCCAATTTGTTTCGCTAGACGCTCTGCTTTCGGACCTTCATGTCTGAACTTATGTTCATCCATCGCGCCAGGGAGTTTGTGAAGTTTTGATACTGGGAGATGCAAATTTTTGTTGAAATACCCAGTCGTAGCTCCATTCAGACCTTTTCTTCGATGATAGTTGGTATTGGCATCTTCTTGCTTATGTTTGAGCCAATCACCACCGGGATTATCCCGTCTGAATTTGGGAGATTCAGAGCTCTCTTTGAGAATCTCTGCGAAGCGGCGAATCATTCTTCATCTTCTTCTGGGAAGAGATCTTCGTCATCTTCTACGACTGTTCCACAGAACGGGCAGAATACTGCTGGAGTATCTAGCGATCCGCCGATGACCTGATATTCTTCGTTGCAGGAATTACATTCTTTCCAAGAGCTCATTGATATTTCCTATCTAATTGAAACTATTGAAAGAACTTAGTGATTACTCGAATCTAATCTTCGCTGTTGTCATAGAAATGATCCTCCAACATATGCATTCGAGTTGGTTCGTTGTAAGCATTTCGCCAATCAACCGATGCTAGCGTATATGCTTCTTTGTGTTTCAGAACAGTCACACCAGCTCGGCGAAGAAAATCCAATCCTGAAGAATCTCGATAATCTTGACCGTATATGAACGTGCTGATTCCAGAGCCATAAATCAAAAGAGCACATTGCAAACATGCAGCGTGAGTGCAATACATGGTAGCATTTTCTGCGGATTCTGTGCTTCTAGCTATTTTTCGTATAGAATTAAATTCGGCGTGCATAACTGTCGGCAGTGTAGTTAAACTGCCATCTGCATTCAATTCTTCGCATATATTATCAAATCCTGCTGGTTGACCGTTCCAGCCCATGGAAATAATATTACCATCTTTCACAATCAAGGCTCCAACATGCAATCTTTTAGCATAAGACATTTTGGATACTCGATTAGCGATATCCATGTATAATTCGTTATATCTCGTTTCTTTCAATGTTAACATCATATCTCCTAAATACTTGGTAGTCGCGATGTTGACGCATCCACTACCACTAGATCTCAACTGCTTGAACAGGAGAACTCCAGCAATGAATACTTATATCAGACCTTGGATTTGCTATACATATCTATTGAAATGGTTTAAAACCAACATGAAATATTATGGTGGCAAATGGGCGCGGAATTGCCATCCCGACGATTTGTGGGTTACATATTTCACCTCATCTAAAATTGTTAACAAATACATCGAACAAAATGGTGATCCAGACGTGATACAAATTCGAAAAATATTTGGCGAGAATCAAACAGCATGTTATTCTTGGGAAACGCGTGTATTGAATAAACTAGACGTTAGATCACGAGAAGATTATCTCAATAAACATAACAACGACGGAAGAGTGCCGACCTGCTGGGAATCCCAAGAATTCAGATTAAAACGGTCAAAATGTTCTTCGGAAAGTAATAAAAAGCGTATATTAGAAGGAACCCATCCTTTTGCAGGTGTACTCGGTACTGCGAATGCGATTAAAAGAAATAAGACTATGGTAGAAAATGGCACTCATCATTTTCTCGGATCAAAATTTCAACAAGATAGAGTCGCACGAGGTGTTCATCAATTTTCTGGAGAAAAAGGTTCTTTGTTTGCTAAAGAACGTAATAGTAAATTACTGTCAGAAGGTAGACATCATTCTCAAATTGACATGATTTGTGATGTATGCAACTTAAAAGTAAAAGGACCAAGTGGACTTTCTAGCCATAAAAGACATAAACATCCTTCTCTTGTCACAATGAAAATCCTTTGAATGAATCTGATGATGCGTCGTTTTTGATATCCCCGACAGTATAGGAATTGATCTGAGTTTCCTGAGGAGCTACTTGAATTTCAGCGCCTGCGATCCATTTCGCATCCCAAGGTAGAGGATTTTGAACATTCTTGAATCCTTGAATGCCCACGGCGCGAGCACGTTTCGCTGCGATATAATCGACATACTCGTACAGGATTTCTTCGTTGAGTCCAAGCATTGAACCGGTCGAGAATAGGTATTTGGCCCATGCTTTTTCCTGGTTCACGACTTCAGTGAACAATTGCTGAATGTATTCAGCATCAAATCGCTGAATTCGTTCAAATTCTGGATCATCTTTGGGAAGAAGCTTGATGAGTTGCTGAGTCACTCCAAGATGGATGTTTTCATCTCGAGCAATGAACTTGATGAGTTTCGCATTACCTTCCATTTTACCCTGTTCAGCAAATGCCCAGGAGCAGATGAAAGATACATAGAACCGAATACCTTCTAAAGCATTAACTGCGTGAATAGTCCGCCAGATTTGTTCTTTAACAGCATATTTGTAATCCCGAGACGGTGACCACATAGACAGATTAGTCGTGGCATTATAATCAATAAGTCTATCGTATTCTTTCGAAACACTCTTAGCGCAGTCCACGATTTCTTGAATTTCCAACATCTCATCGAACACTTTCGACGGATTTGGATAGACGTTCTGCAGCAGATAAGAGTATGTGCGATTATGAATACGCTCGAAATACTCCTGAACTTTCCACCAGCCTTCGAGTTCAGGGTCAGATGTGACCGGTCCAAAGGCAAGAGATAAAGCTCGCCCTTGGACCGAATCTAGTAGAATTTGCCGTTTCAGATTGGACGTGAAGATATGCTCTTCTTCTTTCGTCAGACTCTTGAAGTCTTTGATATCCCTCTCGAGTGAAACCTCTTCTGGCTGCCAGAAGAATCCCTCTTGTTTACGCGCAAGTTTCAGGAATTGTGGATACCGAACCTTGTCGTAGCGCGCAATAGTCGCCGTAGGACCTAAGAATAATCTTGGTTCTTTCGACGTATTGCGCTCCGAAATATCAAAAACTGAATACGACATCTTACTCCTTAATGTTAATCACAAAACGCTGGCGCGTAGAACAACGCAAACGTCAGCGTGATCATACCGAGAATGAACAGTTCCATTCTAAGTCACTCCTTTCTATTTGTAAAGCCTCAAATGACACAAGTGTCACAACCTTCTTCGGTTTCTTCCTCCCCAGCATTATCGTTGGTGTTGAAGTAATAGAGGCATTTCCCACCGTATTTATAAAAGGTCAATAGATCCTGCAGAAGAGTATTCATAGAAATCTCATCGCCCGGGAAGTTTTTCGGATTGTAAGATGTATTGACCGAGATCGACTGATCCATATATTTTTGGAAAATCGCCATAGTCTTCAGATAAGGAATAGGTGAATTCTGATTCCACAGGTAATCGTAGCGTCGTCCATATTTCTTGATTTCCGGAACGACTTGCTTTGATACCTGATCTTTGTTGATCTTGATTGAGATCGGACCACGCGGATCTTCGATACCATTCGTAGAATTGGAAATGAGACTCGAAGTTTCGGCTGGCATGAAAGCCATGAGCGTAGAGTTTCGAATGCCGTAGTTGCTTAGATCATCTCGAAGTGATCCCCAATCCTGTTTATCTTTATGAGGAACAATCTCGTCGACTTCTTTCTTGTATGTATCAATCGGTAGCACTCCACCAGCATACTTTGTATGACTGATTAGATCACATGGTCCTTTTTCTTTTGCGACCTCGACCGACGCTCTAATGAGTGCATAAGACCAGGCTTGTGCAAAGTCGTCGATTTTTTCGTAATCTTCAGAAGTGATAGAATTGTATCGAATGTTATTCTTGGCTTTCCAGTGCGAAAATCCAGTAATCCCAATACCAAGGCTACGCCTCCGAAGAGCACCATGAGCCCCAGCAGCAACAGGATATTCCTGATAATCCAAGAGCTCATCAAGAGCGCGCACAAGCAAATCAGCAAGACGGATAAGATCTTTATTCTGGTCATTCAGTTTCCCCGCATTAATAGCAGCCAATACGCAAAGCGCGATTTCTCCGGACCCATCGAACGGATTCTCGAATGGTTTGGTTGGAAGTGTAACTTCCGTGCAAAGATTGGTCATTCTAATCGGAGCAAGTTCAGGAATGAACGAGCCGTGAGAATTCACATGATCGACGTTCATGATATAGATTCGGCCGGTTTCCTTACGCTCCGTCATCA